CAAAATATTGTTGTTTTTCTATCTCAAACCCTATCCATTGTAGCCATTTGATAGTTTTTTCATGATCTACTGGTACATAATTTTCTACAAAATCATACTCATAAGACAAAAATGAAAGAATTAATTTACTATATTTATAAAAAGATTTTGCAAAACTATCTATATCATCAGTTCCAAGAAACCATATCTTACCACGATAGTTGTAATCATCTAATGGTGTAACACCACACATAGCAACTGGTTTCTGTTTGTGTGTGATTGTAAATCCTTTTGATCCATCTTCTACAAAAGGCACATGAAGTGCTACTTTGGGTGTAACCCCAACCAATGCACACTCCCTGATATCAGGTAAACGCATATTATCGACAATAATATCAACATCAGAAATAACACATGGTCGAAACTCAAGGTTACCTCTTTTGATATACGTCAATACTTTATCGGTTTCTTTACTTTTTTCTTAGCCATAAATCTTCCTAAATCCTTCATCCACTTTACGCACAAAATCCATATCTTTATTATGACCATAATATCGAGGATCTTGCATCATTTCTTTTAGTTTTGTTTCGTTCATGACTTGTACTGGTTGTGTTCCATCTAAAAAAGGTGTTTGTTGCATCTGTGACATAAGCAATTCAACAACTTGTATACCTTCTGATGTAGAACAGAAGTCATCTATTGTTTCTCTTAGTGGATTTTCTTGAGGAACTATCTGATCTACAAACAAACCAACAGCTTCTATTCTTTGTTCTGCATGATCTCCTAACTCAGCGATCTCTGCATCAGCATCATATCCAGCTCCTATTTGCTCACCAAACATCTCAATACCTTTTTCAAACTCATCTTGACCCATTCCAGAGCTATAACAATGATCAGCCCACCAATCGAGCATAGGATTATCTTGCGCAAGTTCTGGATCTAGTGATTCAGGTAGTAAATAATCACCAGCACTTTCAGGTCTATCAGCATACGCTTCACTTTCAATCTCAGCTAATACTTCATCTCTTATAGTATCTCTACTTTGTCCTATCTTTGATTCAAGATTATGATAGGAGTTTGCAAAATCTTCTGCACTTTTGAACTTTTCAGGCAACCACTCAGGTCTTTCACCCATAGAGTTAACTGGTTGTTCTTCACTTGATGTTTCACGTGAAACATCTTCTTGTACTTGATCTTCCATTATGAACCTTTCTTTACTTTGTGACCATGTTGAATACGTCTTTCAATCAATCCAACTATATACCTCTGACCCTCTGCATGACGCAATACATCATTTGTAACTGCTGATCCATGCACAGCTTCAATAGTAATACTTCGTAAATACTGAAGGATAGCTTGACCAGTTGGTTGAGAGAATAAATGTGTGAAGTTAAGAGATACTTCTTCTTCTAAATTTTTATTTCTTGGGAATCCATCTAATCCAGTAACTGCTGGATTATTAGTTAGTTTGTTCATTTGGCATTTGTCCTTGTTGTTGCATCTGCATTTGTTGTTGTTGCATCTGTTGAGCCATTCTAATTATCTCTTTTCTTTCTTCTAAATCTCTTACAAGATTATCAGGAACACCAAACTTCTTAGCTAAATAGGTGGCTGTTTCTTCTGAGTTAATTAAAATATTTGTAAGTTCTTGACCAAAACGAGCTTGTGTTAGCTCAAGAAATCTAGCCACACTACTAATATCAGCATTTGATTGTGCTTGTGATAGTGGTGAAACAGATCGTACTTTTACTTGTCTACCATTTATTACTGGTATTTTTATTCTGTTTTGTTTCTTTAGAATATGAACAACTCTTTGTAATACTGGCTGTACCAGTTCTGCTTGCAATCTTCCAAAAGCAGATCCAATACGACGGCTTAAATCAGCCATTCTTTCTGCGATTTCCGTAGCTGTTGCTGGTGTTCTGTCAGGATTACCAAGCATATCGTTATACAATGCTCTCTTTATATTCAATCGCATATCAGATAAAATAAGATTTGCTACATCAAACGATCCAGCCGCTTGTACTGGTTGCAATCCAGCAGAGTTTGGTGCTTTAGGAATAACAGTTCCAGGCACAAGATTGATTGTATCAGGATTTATAACACCATCATCATCCATCTGATACACACCAGAGATTGCCATCTGTGCATTTTCTAAAACAAGTTCTATTGTCAGGTTGGTAGTTTTAATCGCACTCAATGCGTTGACAAGTGGACCTCGCCCATAGACCGCACCGGGATCTTTACTCCAACGAAAACATATAAATGGATTACTACCAGTTCCTTTGAATTGTTCTTTCTTAATTACACACTTAGTTGTTGTTTCGAATACAAAACATAAATAGGCATCTTCATTTATCTTTGAGTAATCTCTACACACAACTTCAAGAACTTTTGCTTCTGCATCAGGATTTGTTTTGATTGCATTTACAAGCTTTGGCATTTGTTCCATATCTCTATACACGATTGGAATATGACCAAAAGGCATATCTCTTTCTCTAAATACATGATCGACCATATCATCTGGACCAACATCAAGAACAACATGAGGTAATGGAAGTGCAGTAAACTTTACTGGATTTATAGCATCACCCTCTGCAACATGAAGAACACCAGTACCTACAGCAAGATCCATAAATGATTCGTGTACTTCTTGAGCAAAGTTTGAGTTCTGTATTACTTCAAATACATAATCTGTAACTTCATCAAGATCATTATTTATAGCATCTCTGCTTTCTTTTGGTATTTCACTACCAGCAGTAAAGTCAGCCCATCGAGCAAAGTTTGGAACTAATCCTGATTGAAGTCTTGATGCAAACTCTTGTACTCCAACAACAGCCGTTTCATCAAATATTCTTTCATCTCTTCTTTCACCTCTTGCGGTAGTGTAGAAAGTTTCACGCATAGGTAAAGCATACTCATAACATTCATTAAACAAAGGTTCCCATCGTTGCCGTATCGATTTGGCTTTTTCATATTTTTTCATGTAAGCGGCTAATAGCTTATCATTATCGTTTACATCAATGTTTTGATACATAACTGCCATTTAGTACATCATCGGATTTCTAAATCCAATACCACCTCGACCACTTGTATATAAAGCTCGTCTTCCTCTCCTACCTCTTGTAACTGGTGTTCCAGCTTTTGCACCCATCTCATAAGTAAGTTGTGTTTTTATTGGTGTATCTGAAGTAACTTCTTTTTCAAGAGCTTCTTGTCTACGTTCTACTTTTTTCTGAGTTTCTTCTTTTTTTTGTTCTTTCTGTTCTTCAGTAACTGTTGGGCTTACTGGTTCAGGTCGAGAACTGCCACCACCAAAACACATATTATTCTCCTACAATCTATTCCAAAAACTGGTCTTGTTCCTATTATTAGGCGATCTTGAAAAAATATCAAAGCCTTTTCTTGCATTGAAAGCTTTTACTGGTTTCTGACCAGCCATCAAAGTTCTACCCTCACCAGCTCCTAACATCAAATATTGAAGAGCATCATGTATGTGAGAGTACATATTCTTATCAGGTTTATCATCATATCTCTCACCAGATACTTGCATCCTTCGATAACAATATCCACCTTGAAAACCTTTGATAAGTTGTGGACATCTTCTATCAATAAGAAACGCTGGCTTACCATCTGCCATCTTATTTAATTGTGCAGAAACAGATTCCAAACGTAAATCAACACTATTACTTGGAGCTGGCACAGCTTTCAATCCAGCACCTCTCAGTATTTGAAATGGTGTAGATTCATCTGTCTGCGCTCTAAAATCACCAGCGGGATCACCATAAATATACACATCAAGACCATTGAATCGAGAGCTTATCTCTTGTCGCAATAGTTCAGCAAATCTTACAATACCCATATCAATAGCAACTATCTCTGATTGCACTAACCATCGACCTCTTACTTTCTGTGCAAATACAGCAGAAGGTGTAAGTCCAAAGTCGATACCAATATACAAAGGCACACCCATAGCAATAGGTATTTCTTCTTGAGCAATATGTGTTTCACCAAGAAACTCAGGATATACTGGCTTTCCTTCCTGAATCATTCCTAATCTATTCATTACATAAACATCTATCCAACTCTTAGTCTTACCTCGTATTAGATTTGGATAGTATGTATCAAGGATGTTACTTGCGTTTTCTGCTTTCTTATTCATGTCATAACCAGACACTTCACCCTTATCATCAAGCTTTTCTTGCATTGCCGCTGGTTGTGTAAAGAAAGACCAGTTATCAGGTTTCACTAACATAGTCGCTTGTTCTCTTGGAATATGATCTGGTATCGGAACTTCACCAGCCATGATAGCCCACCAATGATCTTCTTCTGGTGCGTTAGTATCACAGATAACACCAGACCAACTTGGCCCACCATCTCGCATACTTGGAAATCTACCAACACGCATAGTACACGCATCAATAATACTTTTAGGAATCTCTCTTGCTTCATTTACCCACACACCAGTTAGTTCAAGAGAAAGAAGTTTCTTTACATCTTCAGGTCTGTCAAGTGCTAGAAACAAAACTTCGAGATCGACATCCCCTTTTTTTATGTGGTGAGTATAAGGTACACTCCAATGGAAGTTACCCCAATCATCTTCAGGAAACCAATCAAGCCAAGTCTTTATAGTTGTTGTTCGGAGTTGTGGGTTAGTGTTTCTGATAACAGCCCATCTAGATCTACGGATCTTATCTTTATTTGGTTTCTGTTCTAATGCTCTTCTAAATACTTCAACACAGCATCCAACAGATTTACCAGAACCAACTGGACCTCGTATGCCACGAAAAAAATTATCATCTTTCATGAAGTCTTTAAGAGTTTCGCCATCAGGTTTATAATTAAAATTAATCAACTCAAACCTTTTTGTACTCCAGTACGAATCATAATCTCTGCTACCTCTGGACCAATATTTTCTATAACACTATCAAGCATTGAGTTGGTAACAAAAGACTTTGTATGCTTTTCATCAAAGTATTGAAAATGTATTTCTTTTACCAATCTTCTCAACATTCTATGTTCTTCTGGCTTTAAGTTATTTATAAAGCTCAACTAAACCTCCTATAGAGTGCTGTCTTTTTTGCTATTTGTTTTGGTTGAGAAGAAAACTGTTTCCCTTTCTTCTTTGCTTTTCTTTTCTCTGCTGTGGTTCGTGCGTACTCTTCTGATGACAGAGCTTGTATTGCTTTCTTTGGTAGATACCTTTCCCCAGTCACGGAAGACTTCTTGCCACTTTTCGTTTGCCAATCTTGTTCTCCCCAAGCTTTCAAACTTCTTTGTGAACGCTTCATTTAATAAGTTTCCACAAAGCTTCTTTTTCTTTAACAGCTGTTCTTAGTTTCTTTTTTTTAAGCCGTGTCTTTACAGCCTGAACCCCTTTTACTCCAGCAATAATTGGTGAAAAAAGAACACCTAACATTCCAGAACCAGTTCTTCCTACTTCGGTGTCAGTTTTATTTATCCCTGAAAAAAATTTTATGTCCTTTTGTTTTTTGACATTTTTATTGTAGAGAGCTTGAGCATTTTTTATCTTCTTATTTTTTTGTCTAGCTTGATGAATAAAATAATCAGGAAAGCGTTTTCTATAGTTTTCTTGAATCTTTTTATTTGTGATTGCTTTTTCCATTAAGTATAACCACCACCTCTTGCTTTATAGGTCTTGGCTAGTAACTGTGCTTTTCGTGCTGACCACTTACCAGCCGCCGTACCTTGAACTGCTCGGTTCTTGATTGAGTTGAATAAAGCCTTACGCATTTTTGGTTTGGTATAATTACCAGCCGCATTAACTGCCATTCATCTTGACCTTATCGTAAAGAGGTTGCTTCTTCTTCTTTCTCTTTCTTAACTT